GTCGTATCTTTGACACCTCAATGACACCACAAGACGTTAAAATACCTGATTTTAAGGTATCAACACGTATCTTTGAGGTTGAGAATGATGTTAACTGGGGTCGATTAGGTGATTGTGACGACTATTTTTGGACAACACCCGATGAAAGACGAGAAGAGTAGGTATATTTTACATTGGATACGACAATTATCCAAAATTCGACCAGAATTAGGTAATTTTGCAATATGTCCTTATGCTTCAAGTGCTAAATTTACAATTTTAGACGAAAAATTAAGTTATATTGTGCCAAATAGTGAATATGATGTTACAATTTATGTTGTGGAGGACGAAATTGATGCTCAATACCTCTATGATGCGGTTGATGACTACAATCAAAACTATCCTGACTACAAATTCATTGCAGATCACGGAAAAACAAAGACATACATACAAGGAATACAAACATCGAACGGAAAATACAACCTAGTGTTGTGTCAACCACGAAAAGAACTCACTGAAGCAAGAAAAAAACTTGCAAAAACCAATTATTACGATTATTGGGACGAAAATTATCTAAAAGAAGTACTAGAGGACGACTATGGAATCATCAGAGACTAAAAAAGAGTATACCGAAAAGGAATATTGGGAAGGAAAAGTTCCTGATGAGCTGTTTGAGGAATATTTACAGAAGTATGGATACGAATATACTCCGTGATGGGATATAAATAAATCTAAAAGTATCAATAATGGCGATTCAACGCAAATCAAGAGCATTTAAGGATATAAGTCTGTCTTTTTCACCTCATCCAGTGACAAAAGACCTTCCTGTGCTACTTAATGAACGTGCAATTGTCAGATCAGTGAGAAATTTAGTTGAAACAATACCTACTGAGAGGTTTTTTAACTCATTAATAGGTACAGACATACGTGCTTCACTATTTGAAAACTATACAAGGACAACTATTGTTGTAATTGAAGACCAAATACGTGAAACAGTGTATAATTTTGAACCTAGAGTTAGTAATCTAGGTGTTGAGGTGGTAGGGAGACCAGATCAAAATGAATTAGAGGTTAAGGTACTTTTTGATATAGTTGGATTAGAAGTTCCAACTCAATCTTTCAGTTTTATATTAGAACCAACCAGATAATATGCCCTTTACTCAGTACACTAGTTTAGACTTTGAAAATATCAAAGCACAGATTAAGGATTTTCTCCGTTCAAACTCTAATTTTAAGGATTTTGACTTTGAAGGGTCAAACTTTTCTGTTCTAATTGATACTTTAGCATATAATACTTACATAAACTCATTTAATGCGAACTTAGTTGCAAATGAAGCGTTTTTAGACTCTGCAACAATTCGTGAAAACGTAGTTTCACTTGCTCGAAACATTGGATACGTTCCACGTTCAAGAAGATCAGCGATTGCAACAATAAAACTTGATGATGTTGATATGGGACTGACTTCAAACGCTACACCAAAGAAGTTAACACTTAGATCAGGTCTTGTTTGTATAGGAAATGTTGAAAATACAACTTATCGTTTTTCGATACCTGAAAATGTTACATCAACTAAAGTTGTAAGTCGAAGTGTAGGTACAGATACAAACGGAAATCCTATTATTCACTCATTTGCTCAATTTGGCGATAATATATCAATATATGAAGGAACTTTTCTATCTCGTGTATACAGAGTTGATACATCACAGGATCAAAGATTTATAATTGATAGTCCTGGCATAGACGCATCAACATTGAACGTATATGTTGCAGATCCAAACCAAACAACGATAGGAAGAAAGTATGCGAAGGTTGATAATATTTTAAATTTAAATAAAAACTCAGAAATCTATCTTTCACAAGAAGTTCAAGATGAAAAATATGAAATTTTATTTGGAGATGGATTTTTCGGTAAAAAACTTGAAAATGGGTCAATAATTACTGCCACATATATTGTAACTGATGGAAAAGATGGAAATGGTCCAAGTAATTTTAGTTTCCAAGGAACCTTCTCAAAGGATGATGGTGGATTCTTTACACCAACAGATAGTATATCAGTAACTACTGTTTCAAATGCCTCTGATGGGGCAGAAGTTGAAGATGTGTCGTCTATTAAGTATTTTGCTCCAAGACTTTACTCAGCACAATACAGAGCAGTTACATCAAGAGATTATGAGGCAATAATTAATCAAATTTACCCCCAAACAGAATCTGTTGCAGTCGTTGGAGGAGAAGAGTTAGACCCACCACAATTTGGAAAAGTACAGATAAGTATTAAACCAAAAAATGGTACATTTATATCTGATTTTGATAAATCACAGATTAAAAATAAACTCAAAAGTTATGCGATTGCAGGTATCAACTCTGAGATTATTGACCTCAAAGTACTTTACATTGAAATTGACTCAAATGTATATTATGACCCTATAAAGATAGGATCATCAATTGATTTAAGAACAGATGTTTTGGGTGCATTACAATCTTACGCAGATAACGTTGAGATGAATAAATTTGGTGGAAGATTCAAGTATAGTAAAGTAAATCAACTAATTGATCGTATTGATGATGGTATTACCTCAAATATTACTAAAGTAATTATTAGAAGAGACTTAAATGCCTTAATTAATCAATTTGCTCAATATGAATTATGTTTTGGAAATATGTTTCATATTAATCCTGCTGGTTATAACATTAAAAGCACTGGATTTACGATTTCTGGTAGTTCAGAGACAGCATATTTTACTGATATTCCAAGTAAAGATGCTGCAGGTAATCTTGATGGAACTATGAAAGGAACTATTAGTGTTGTTTCTAAAGATCAAAAAAATAATGTTAAAGTTCTTATGAAAGAAGCAGGTTCTGTTGATTATAAAAAGGGTGAGGTAATATTAAACACTATTAATATCACTTCAACCGTCTCTCAAAACAACATAATAGAAATACAAGCATTCCCTGAATCAAATGATGTTATAGGTCTCAAAGATTTATTTGTCAGTTTAGACATTTCTAATAGTAACATAAATATGGTGAAGGACGTAATAGCATCAGGAGAAGATGTATCAGGTGTTGTATTTACTAGAGATTACTATACCTCAAGTTACTCAAATGGAGTTTTAGAGAGGAAATAATTTATGTCACAAATTGACAAAAGAATAAAGGTCAATACCATTATTGAAAATCAATTACCAGAGTTTATCTCTGCTGATTTTCCTAATGCAGTCGAATTTTTTAAACAATATTATATTTCTCAAGAATTTCAAGGTGGTGCAACTGATTTAGTCAGTAATTTTGATCAATATTTGAAAGTTGATAATTTAGTTCCAGAAGTTGTTGTAGGTGTTACATCAATCACAACTGATATAGAATCAGATGACACATCTATTAATGTTCCAAGCACCAAAGGATTTCCATCAGAGTATGGTTTACTAAAGATAGATGATGAAATTATATCTTATACTGGAATAACATCTACTTCATTCACTGGATGTTTACGTGGTTTCAGTGGAGTAACAGGATATAATGTTGGAGTTTCGTCTTCATTGTTGGATGTCAATAATGAAAGTTTGAAATTTGAAGAAACTACAGCAACATCTCATACTAATGGTTCTTCGGTTAAAAATTTATCTGTTTTATTTTTACAAGAATTTTACAAAAAATTAAAAAAAACATTTTTACCTGGTTTTGAAGATTCAACTTTATCAACGGATTTGGATGTAGGTAACTTTGTAAAATTTGCTCGTTCATTTTATCAGTCAAAAGGTATTGAAGAGTCAATTAGAGTTTTGTTCAAGGTATTATATGGGGTAGAATCTAAAGTTTTAGATCTTGAAAATAACTTAATAAAACCATCGGATGCTGAGTATATAAGAAGAGAGATAATAATTGCGGATTTAATTACAGAAGATGCAGAACCTCAAAATCTTGTAGGACAAACAATATATAAAAATAATGATTTAGGTACTAATGCCTCTGTATCAGAGGTTGAAATATTCAGTAGAGATGGTAAAAATTACTATCGTATTGCATTATTTGTAGGATATAGTGATCGTGATTTAATACAAGGTATATTCACTGTAAATCCAAATACAAAAGTTTTATCAGGAGTATCGACAACTGATACTATTATATCTGTTGATTCGACTGTAGGGTTCGGCAACACAGGGATTTTAGTGAGTGGATCTAATACAATCAACTATGAATCAAAATCCATAAACCAGTTTTTTGGTTGTTCAGGTATAACAACTCCAATTAATACTGCAGATAATATTAGAAATGATGATTTTATATTTGGATATGAAAATGGTGACGTAACTAAAAAAGTTGATTTAAGAATTACTGGAGTTCTATCCAAACTAGTGACTGATGATAACGTATCTTTAGTTAGAGAGGGGGAAAATATATTTGTAAAGAATGTTGGTGAAAAAATACTAAATGTTTCTGCAAATGATAAGCAAATATTTGCAAATAGTTGGATTTATAATACAAGTTCAAGATTCCAAGTTGGTATTGGTACGACAAGTGAAATTGGTGGAACAATTGAATTAGATACTAAGGTTGATAAATCATCTATTAAAAAGGGTGATTTATTTCAAGTTTTACGAAGAAATGAACAAGTTGTAGATGGTTCTTTCACAGTGTCTAATGTAGACTCTAATTTAAATCAAATATTCGTAACAAATTTAGGATTTACTCCAGTTTCAGGTGAACAATATGATATTCGTAGAGTAATTAATAAAGCATCCAGTTTAAATACAGAAATAAAAGAGGGAAATAACAATATCATATCAAGTGTTTTAAATGTTTATGTTGATGGAAATACTGATGGATATGTTGCATCAAATTCATTACCTGACTATACAATTACAAATGAGGTAATTAAAGAAACAATTACTGGTATTGCACAAACAAGTATTAATTTCGCACTTGATGCTCAAGATCCTATAAACGGTTTATACAATCATTTAAAATTTAATTTTGATTCAAGTAGAGATCTCAAATTTATACAGGGTGATGCTGTAGTATACAATTCAATTAAAGATCCTAATTCTGCAAATAGTGATCCAAGTGACGTTATTCCAGGTCTAAGTGATGGTCAATTATATTATGTTGATCCAATAATAGAAGGACCTAGTGTAGATATCACTAAAATGGCATTATACTTGTCTAGAGCACAGATTGGTACAGCAAGCACTGTACAAGTTGGATTAGGAGCATCTACTAAGGATCAACATGTATTCACTCTACAGAAACAACATAATAAGAAAATAAGTGCTAATAAAATTTTAAGAAAATTTCCTCTAACTCAAAATTTATTTAATGTATCAAATAATGATGAGAACATTGGTGATATTGGAATTTTAAAGGATGGAGTAGAATTAAGATCCCCAGTATCAGAGGATTTTATAAATTACGGTGGATTGACTGGTGTAGAATTAATAAATGGTGGATCGGATTATGACATTATCAACCCTCCAAAAATAATTATAGAAAGTAGTTCGGGTGAACAAGCACTAGCAGAACCTATTTTATCTGGTTCAGTTGAAAAGGTTCTCATAGATCAACAGGATTTTGATATTGAATCAGTCAAGAATATTTCGTTAACTGGTGGAAATGGAACAGGATGTGTCTTAGAAGCAGTAACAGGGGATAGATATAGAGAATTATCATTTGACAGTAGAGATATATTTTTTGGTGGTGGAATTGACATTAATGATGAAACTATTACTTTTCAACAAGTTCATAATTTAGAAAATGGAGAGTTAGTATACTATTTAAATAATGGAAATCCATCAATTGGAATAGGTGCTGCTTATGATGGAACAAATACAATTACTGGAACATTAGCAACTGGAGACCCATATTATGTAAGAATTGTGAATCCTACAACAGTTAGAATTTACAATACCAAAAATGATGCTTTATCTGGTATCAACACCGTTGGATTATCAACTGATACAGCAGCAAGTGGTATTCATCTCTTTAGAACGATAACAAAAAATACTATTACTGATATAAAGGTAATTGAGCCAGGAGAGGGATATCAACATCGTAAATTAATTGTTAAACCATCTGGAATATCAACTTCTTTTGATACTATAAATTTTGTAAATCATGGATTCAATAACGGTGAATTGATTAATTATTCACCTATGGTTGGTATTGGTTCAACAATGCCAAAAGCAATTCAGGGATTGTCAACAACAACATCTTATTATATAATGAAAGTTGATGATAATTCATTCAAACTAGCAGATGCTGGTATAGGTGGTACATCAATTGTAGACTTTGAAAGAGGTAAAGTTGTTGGTTTAAATTCTACTGGAACAGGATATCAGACTTTTAA